GCCATTTTCGGCTAAAAGTTGGGCTTTCTGGCTGTTTTTAAAATATTTTTATCCAGGCTGGAACCGTTGATTTATAAGGCTTCCAGGGTTTTTCGGCTAAAAGGATAAAAATTTTTTCAAGTTGCCAGTGGAAAAAATGCTTAAAGCAAAAAATCTAAGAGCAATATGAAAAACACAAACTTTTAGCCACGAAATTGTATGGTTTGATTTTTGACGTGATTTTCAGTCGTCATTATCGTCCGATTTTATGGCCCAAATGACGAGTCCGATGAGCGGAATCAGCAGGAGGAGCAGAAGCCACGGATTCGCTATTACGAGGAGGATAATCAGAAGAATGAGCAGGAGCCCGAGAAGAACTTTTGTTCCACATCCAAGCTCTGACGGAGCACGATATCCGGACGTTCCATATCTGACTTCCCTGCCGCAATTCGGACAGTAGGCAGTTCCATGATCTTTAATCATTGTTGAATCGATACCTCTGCGTCTGCATCGCCAGCACTTCATGCGAGCGGCCTCCTCTCTTACCGGTTTTCGTAAAAGATTGAATTTTTATTATACCATGCTTTCGTGAAAAATACAAGCCCTTTTATGAGAGAAGGGCGTAAATGTGCGTCTTCTCTTGGCTTTGCCTTCAAGCCGTGATCACACGTCTGGATCTGGTTTGGCAGGGGCTTGATTTGGATGATGCTGGAACGTTTGCTTACTCCTCCTGGCGTTCCTTTATATTCTTGTTGATCAGAGGCGGGCCAATTGAATAATCGTTCATTTACGCTCGACTCTCTTTTATTTTTTCCTGAAAGGGGCTCTTTGTCATGGCTAAACGCGAAAGTATATTTCAGGCTGGTCTGATCAAAGAGATTAAAAATAGATTGCCCGGTTGCTATGTACTCAAGAACGACGCTGGATATCTTCAGGGCGTACCCGACCTGCTGGTTCTCTACGAGGACAAATGGGCCACCCTGGAGTGCAAGAGAAGCGAGCATGAAAAACATCGGCCGAATCAGGATTACCATGTTCAGCAGATGAATGAGATGAGCTTCTCGAGTTTTATATTTCCAGAGAACAAGGAGGAAGTACTGGATGAAATGGTTTCCACATTACGATCTTGTAGGAAAACACGCGTTCCTCGGGGCAAGTAAGTGGCACTGGCTGAACTATGATGAAGAGAAATTGCTGGACTCGTACAGGCGATCCCTTGCCGTGGAAAGAGGCACCCGACTGCATGCGTTTGCGGCCGAATGTATCAATCTCGGACAGACACTGCCTGATGAACAGCTGACAATGAATCTGTATGTGAATGATGCGATTCGGTACAAGATGCGGGCTGAACAGATTTTATATTATTCCAACAACTGTTTCGGAACCGCGGATGCGATTTGCTTCAGGAACAAGAAACTGAGAATTCACGATTTGAAAACGGGCGAAACACCGACCCATATGGAACAGCTGTTGATATATGCGGCACTGTTCTGTCTTGAGTATAAGGTAAAACCTGGCGACATCACATTCGAACTTCGGATTTATCAGAGCAATGATGCTCTGGTCTGTAATCCGACAGCCGAAGATATTCTGCCAATCATGGACAGGATCAAAGCGTTTGATCGGATTATAGAAAAAGCAAAACTCGAAGGAGGAATGGATGATGTTGGTTGGCGCTGATGATATTCTTGTTGTGAAAGATCCGCTCGTGTCCGAAGAAACATTGGCTCATTATGGGGTCGGTCATCTTCAGGGCGGTAACAGCGGACGGTATCCGTGGGGCAGCGGTGACTCCCCTCTTCAGCGGATTGGCGCTTTCAGCGATCGTGTTAAGGTTTTGCGTAAACAGGGCATGAGCGACGATGAGATCGCCGAAAAACTTGAGCTTCCGAATCAGAACGCGCTGCGGATATTATACAGGGCTGATAACAACCGTCGCCGTGCACAGCAGGTTTCGAGGGTAAAAGATATGACGGCCCAGGGAATGGGTCCGACCGCGATTGCCCGCGAAATGGGAATTCCGGAAGGAACCGTGCGCAGTCTTCTGAATGAAGAAAGCAATGCGCGTACGCTGGCCGCGACGAATGCTGCCAACGAGATCATGAAAGCCGTCAATGAAAAAGGTATGGTTGATATTGGCGGAGGTATTGAAACTGAGTTGAACATCTCGAAAGAAAAGATGACCGAAGCCATTGCAATCATGCAGCTGAATGGATATCAGGTCATTGGCGCTTCTGTTCCTCAGGCGACCAATCCGCAGCAGCGTACAGTACTGATGGCGGCAATTCCGCCCGGAATGGACCCGAAAGCGGCACAGAAAGAGTTGTATGATCATCCGGACAGGTTGGAGCACATGCGGGATTATACAATGCGTGAAGATCCCGATGGCACAGAGCATCTGGATAAGAAGTTTGAATACCCGGCTTCCATGGACGGCAGCCGGGTTTATATTCGCTATGCGGACGAAGTCGGACCTGATGGTCATACAGGCATCGAACGTGACGGCGTAATTCAGCTTCGCAGAGGTGTTCCAGATCTGGATCTTCAGGGAAGCCATTACGCGCAGGTGCGTATATTAGTGGATGACAATAAGTATCTGAAGGGCATGGCCATGTATTCGGATGATATTCCGGATGGATACGACGTTGTCTTTAATACAAATAAGCATCCTGGCGATAAAGTGCTTAAAGATATTGGTACCGATCCTGATAATCCTTTTGGCGCAACCATTAAGGAAAACGGCGGTCAATATCATTATACTGACCCTGAGACAGGCGAACGGAAACTTGGCCTCATTAACAAAAAGAGTGACGAAGGCGACTGGGGCGAATGGTCTCATGAACTTCCCGCTCAGATATTGGCAAAACAGCCGAAGGAATTGGTTGCTAAACAGCTGAAACTGGCGGCCGACGACAAAGAAACTGAATTGGCGGATATCATGTCTATTGATAATCCGACCATCAAACGGCACTTCCTTGAGGAATTCGCCAACGAATGTGACAGCGATGCCGTTCATTTGAAAGCGGCTGCTCTCCCGCGCCAGAAATATCAGGTTATATTACCGGCTCCTGGACTTAAGGATAACGAGGTGTTTGCGCCAAACTTTGAAGACGGCGAAACAGTGGCTTTGATCCGTTTCCCGCATGCCGGACCTTTTGAGATCCCGATCCTGAAAGTCAATAATAAGGCTGAAGGACCAAGCCATGATATTACCAAGGGAGCAAAGGACGCTGTCGGTATCAACTTTAAAAATGCCGAAAAGCTGTCAGGCGCAGACTGGGATGGTGACACAGTCCTGGTTATTCCCTGTAACAGCAATCGCACGAATACCCGTATTCAGAACCAGGATACGCTTAAGGGGCTTGAGGGATTTGATCCCAAAATGGCATATCCTGCCGTCCCGGGTATGAAAGTCATGAAAAAAGGCGCAATGAAGCAGAACGAAATGGGAAGGGTTTCGAACCTGATCATGGACATGTATATTCAGGGCGCTACTGAAGACGAAATGGCCCGTGCTGTGAGGCATTCGATGGTCGTTATCGATGCTGAGAAGCACAAGCTGAACTTCAAGCAGTCTGAGATCGACAACGATATTAAGGGACTGAAGATGAAGTATCAGGCCAAGGTCGATAAGAATGGTAATCCGACTTACGGCGGTGGCGTGACGCTTCTGACCAAGGCGAACAGTCGGATGGATGTCCTGAAGCGCAAAGGACAGGGCAAGATTGATCCTGAAACCGGTGAAGTGTCCTACAAGCTGGCCAACGAGACCTATCGTGAGAGCAAGCTTGTGAAGGACAAAGACGGCAACAAGGTCCTCGATCCGAATACCGGTCGTCCCATGCGTGTGTATACCGGCAAGATCAAGGAGCGGATGCAGAAGTCCACGAAGATGGCCGAAGAGAAGGACCCATACAATCTTTCGACCGGAACGCCTGTTGAAGAGCTGTATGCCGGCTACGCCACCAAGATGAAAAATCTGGCGAAGCGTGCCCGCATGGCTATATTTGGCGATGACGGAAAGAAGATTAAGCTTGAGTACAATCCTTCTGCGAACGCCGCTTACAAGGATGAAGTCCGTGAGCTTGAGGGCGCTCTGTATAACGCCCGCCTGAACGCTCCGAAAGAACGTAAGGCGAATCTCATGGCCGCAGCCAAGCTGAAGGCGATTGAAGCCGACAACTGGGATATGAGCGATGAGGAAAAGAAGAAGATCTCTACTCGGGAACTGAACAAGTACCGTCAGAAATACGGCGCTCACCGTGCGAAGATTTCTATATCTGATAAGCAGTGGAGCGCGATTCAGTCCGGCGCTGTTCACGATAATGTTCTCAAGGAGATTCTTCGTTATGCGGACGTGGATCAGCTTCGTGCCCGTGCTACCCCGAGATCCAATTCCGGAGCTATATCTGAAGCCAAGCAGCGCAGGATCGCGAACATGCGTGCGAGCAATTACACGAATGCTGAGATCGCTGCTGCACTCGGTATATCTGTTTCCACCGTTAATAAATATAGCGGCGGCAGTAACTGAGGAAGGAGGTATATTTGCGATGGCTAAGCTTGTTGCATTGACAACTTACGATAACCCACACGATCCATTTGATGACTTTAAGAAATGGTACATGTTTGATAACGATCATGGCTATAATTGTTGTGGTCAATTGGCTGATCGCGCAAGAACCTCTGAGGCTCTGACTCCCGGCGAGAACGCTGAGGCGCTCGAGGAAGCAATAGACAACATTATCAAACACGATTTTGTTGGAATATACAGGAAAGCAACGAAAGAAGTTACGCCTGAAGAGATGGAAGAATACTATATGGAAACAGTTGGTTGATATTCTGCTCGTGCGTGTTCTGAATTTGCTATATTTTGGACCTTATGCGTTTGCGGGGTCTTTAGTAGTGCACGATTTAACGTTTTTGAGCAGCGACAGACCTTGAAATATCAATGACGATGTAAACCTGTTTGCTAAAGACCTCGCATCCGTTTATATTTGGCCCGTAAATGGCTTTCTGACGCGTTCTAAGGCCGTTTCTGGCGCTTCCAGTTTATATTTGTATGCAGAAGATCAACCGTATAGGCATCTCTTTTAGGGCCTGTTTAGAGGTTTCTATACAGGCGTAATAAGAACGTCGCGTACACGAGCGTGAAGACTTTGTGGC